AGCGTTCTCATCGAAGACCACATCGGACTATTCAGCGATCACAACGTGGGGAATTTTCTATAATGAGGTGACAGGTAAGCAAAATATTCTCTTAATGGAGGCAGATCGAGGAAGATGGGACTTTCCCGAGCTAAAAAGGATTGCTTTAGAGAAAAACGACTATTGGCAACCTGAACAAATCATCGTTGAGGCGAAAGCATCAGGCCTTCCCCTTACTCACGAGCTCCAAGCTATGGGAATCCCGGTGATTAACTTCACACCAAGTAGAGGAAACGACAAAATGGTAAGAGTCAACTCTGTCTCTCCCCTTTTTGAAAGTGGAATGATTTGGTATCCGCCGTATAAGTGGGCAGAAGAATTGATTGAAGAATGCGCAGCTTTCCCTTATGGTAGAAACGACGACTATGTTGATAGTATGACACAAGCATTGATGCGTTATCGACAGTTCGGTGCATTACAACACGAAGATGATGAACCTGTAGAGAACTGGATGCCGAAGCGTAAGATTGCTTTTTATGGATCATAAGGTATAAACATTAAATGGCAGAAATCGATAAAACTTTGAACGAGGCACCAACAGGTGTCGAAGAGGAAATTGTAGAAGAGGCAGTAACCGAAGATACTCCCATGGAAGTGGAGGTCGAAGGGGAAGAGGCCGTCAGCATTGGTCCAACGCCCACGGACACTGGAGCAGGATTCGCTAGTAACTTAGCAGAAGCCATAGAAGAAGAATCATTAGCAAAATTATCAAACGAACTTCGATCACAATTTTCTGTTGATCACACATCAAGAAAAGATTGGGAACAAAGTTACATCAAAGGATTAGATTTATTAGGTTTCAAATACACACCCGTCTCCAACCCTTTCAGAGGCGCGGCATCAGTTTCTCATCCACTACTCGCAGAGGCAGTCACGCAGTTTCAAGCAGGAGCTTACAAAGAGCTTTTGCCTGCGGGCGGTCCCGTCAAGACTTCTATCATGGGCAAAGCAACTCCTGAGGTAGAAGAACAAGCAGAGCGAGTAAAAGAATACATGAACTATGAGTTGATGTATAAAATGAAAGAGTACGATCCTGAGATGGACCAATTATTATTTCACTTACCTCTAGCAGGAAGCGCATTTAAAAAAGTTTATTACGATGGCAACATGGCAAGGCCCTGTGCAAAATTTATTCCGAGTGAAGACTTAGTTGTAAACTATGGTGCATCAGAATTAGAAGATGCAGAAAGAATTACTCACGTTATAAAAACTTCTCCTAACGATTTGAAAAGACAAATGCTATCTGGTTTTTACAGAGACATAGATATTGATGACAACGATGAATTATATTCTTCTTATTCTGATATCCAAGAAAAGTATGATGAGTTAGAAGGCGTAAACAAGTCAGAGTATTCTGGTCAATATGAATTATTAGAAATGCACGTTGATTTAGATTTAGAAGGCTATGAGAATATTGGACAAGACGGAGAGCCCACAGGGCTAAAATTACCTTATGTGGTAACACTGGAACAGGGCACAGGAAAAGTTTTATCAATCTATCGAAACTACTTAGAGAACGATCCGATGTTTATGAGACAAAAATATTTTGTTCATTACAAGTTTTTACCTGGTCTCGGATTTTATGGTTTTGGTTTAGTACACATGCTCGGTGGTTTGACAAGAACCGCAACAGCTGCACTGCGAGCATTGTTAGATGCAGGTACATTATCCAACTTACCTGCTGGTTTCAAATCAAGAGGTCTCAGAGTCAGAGACGATGAAGAACCTCTAATGCCGGGAGAGTTTAGAGACGTTGATGCACCGGGGGGAGACCTAAGAAATGCTTTAATGCCCCTGCCCTACAAAGGGCCTGACGGAACTTTATTTCAACTTTTAGGTTTTGTCGTGGACGCTGGTCGAAGGTTTGCTGCTATTGCAGATATGAAAGTGGGCGATGGGTCCCAAGCAAATCCTGTCGGTACCACTATGGCGTTACTCGAGCAGGGCTCCAAGGTAATGTCGGCAATTCACAAAAGATGTCACTACGCACAAAAAGAAGAATTTCAATTACTAGCTAAATTATTCGCAACGACACTACCACCAGAATATCCATACGACGTTTCAGGTGGCAACAGAATGATTAAGCAACAAGACTTCGACGATAGAGTTGATGTCTTACCTGTCTCCGATCCAAATATATTTTCTATGAGTCAACGAATTATGTTGGCACAAACACAATTACAATTAGCACAAGCCGCACCAGATGTTCACAATCTTTACGAAGCATACAGAAGAATGTATATGGCACTCGGTGTTCAAGACATTGAAACTTTATTACCTCCACCCTCAGGTCCTATGCCTATGGATCCCGGTGTTGAAAACTCACAATCCTTAATGATGGGACAACTCACAGTATTCCCAGATCAAGATCATGTCGCTCACATAGAAGCGCACAGATCTTTTATGAGTTCTTATCTTGTTAGAAATAATCCTCAGGTCGCAACTATACTTCAAGCACACGTTGTTGAACACACTTCAGCGATGGCAAGAAACGAAGTCATGATGGAAAGTGGCCCTGCATTGAACGAACAAGCTGCTAAGTTTGGAGGACAAGTTCCACCAGAACTACAAGCTCAGTTCCAAGCACAGATCGAAAAACAAGTTGCAATTAAAGTTGCAGCTATGATGAACGAGATGGTTGCAGAAGAACAAGAAGCAATACCTTTTGGTCAAACTCAAGATCCTTTAGTTGCAATCAAACAACAAGAACTAGATCAAGAGCAACAAAAAATTAATTTAGACGCCGCTGATGATTTCTCCAGAAGAACACTAGAAGAGGATAAACTAAGTTATAAAAAGAATATTGACTCTGCTAAACTCGCACAACAACAAAGAATACAAAACCAAAGAACTGCCGTTCAAATGGAAAGAATAAATGCCTCTAAAAAAAGGTAGTAGTAATCGCACAATAAGTGCTAATATATCTAAACTAAGAAAAGAGGGTAAACCTCAAAAGCAAGCAATAGCGATTGCACTACAAAATGCAGGCAAACAAAAAAATGGCAAAAAAACAAAAACAAAAAAAGGAAGATAAAAATCCTTGGGAAAATATTGATAGAGAAGTTGTTACTGCTTTAACTAACGAATTCAAAGCCATTCACACTATTTACAAATCACAAGATGTTGATCCTCTAGCCATAGCTAGTGCATTATTAGCTGCAGGGCAGTGGGCCATGTATAAAGAATTAGGATTGAAAGAAACTCAAGATCTGCTACAGTTGTTGGGAAATTTTAAATACGAGGAGATTCCTCACAAAAATAGGACACTAAACTAATGTTAAAACCAGTTGATAAAAAGAAAAATCCAGGACTAGCAAAGCTTCCAAAAGGAGTTAGAAATAAAATGGGTTTTATGAAAAAAGGTGGTTTAGCTGAAGCAACTGCCAAACTAAAAGCTCAAGGTCTAAAAGACGGAGGAGCACCAAAAAAATTTCCAGATCTAAGTGGTGATGGTAAAGTCACACAAAAAGATATTTTAATGGGCAGAGGTGTCATTAAGAAAAAAAATGGTGGTATGGTTTTAGAGATAGGAATACGCCCGGCTACGGAAAAAGAAAATAAGATGGCAAAGGCTATGAAGAAGCCAATGAAAAAAGCAAACGGCGGCATGGTTCGTGGGGCAGGCGCAGCCATTACAGGAAAAGGTTTCAAAGGAGTATTCTAGTGGCTGAAGAAAAAACTGGCTTGAAAGAAAAGATTGGTCTTTTCATTGACAAGAAATTAACTTTCGGTGGAGGACTATCAATATCACAAAAAATTATTGATGAAGCTGAAGAGGCTGTAGGAGTAGACTCTTACAAAGATATAAAAACTCAATCACAATTTGATAAATTTAAAAAAGTTTTAAACCAGATGGCAGAGCAAAATAAAAAAGGTGAAACACCTGCAAAAGGTGCATCTGGTGGTATGGTTAAAAAAATGAAAAACGGTGGGGCAGTTAATGGTAAAAGACTCACACGAACAGTTCCCCCTAAAAAGGGACCTAACTCTCAAGGTATGAGAGGCACAGGTGCTGCTATTCGTGGCACATCATTCAAAGGAGTATTCTGATGGATAAAATAAAAGCAAAATGGAACCAACTAAACGATTGGTGGGGCAGACTAAACAAAAAAGGCAAACTAATTGTCGTTGTTGCAGTCGTTGTCGTATTAGTAATCGTAGGAAAATATGCTTAACTTTTTAGTCGGTCCAATAGGCAGTATGGTCGGTGACGCAATCAAAGGCTTCGTAGAGACGAAGAAAGCAAAGGCAGACCTCAAGCTAACGGAAATCAAAGCACAGAAAAGTTTAAAAGAACAGCAGATCGCGGGAAAAATTTCGTGGGAGGCCAGTGCGGTCGATCAAATGAAAGGCAGCTGGAAAGACGAATTTGTTTTACTAGCCCTGATGGTTCCAGCAATTTGCAGCTTCTTACCCTTCATGCAACCACACATAGCTCGTGGTTTTGAAATTTTGGAAACTTTACCGGAGTATTACACCCATTTATTATACCTCGCCTGCAGTGTCAGTCTGGGGGTTAGGGCGGCACCCGGCATCAAAGGTATGATTTCTAAAAAGAAATAATTGGAACAAAATATATATTCAGCAATTTTACGTCTAATAAAGACTAGACAAGACGATGTAAAGTCTGTAATCCTAGACGGAAACGTAGAGAACTGGGATAATTATCAATACCTAGTTGGTCAACTCACTTCTCTTCGCAAACTCGATGCAGATGTTAGGGATTTGTATCGCAAATGGGAGGTAGACGATGAAGTCGACGACGGGATTGATAATACCCAAAGAAAAAAAGATAGTAGGCCTTAAGCCTGCAGAGAAATCAGAAGAAACAAAAACTGACCTAAGTAGAGTCCCCAAACCGACAGGTTGGAGATTAGTAGTTCTTCCGTATAAAGGCATAGGAAAAACCAAAGGTGGAGTTTTATTAACAGATAAAGCAGTAGAGGAACAACAGATTGCTTCTGTATGTGCTTTAGTTCTAGAAGTTGGACCCGACGCTTATGCCGATAAGGATAAATTTTCAAATGGTCCTTGGTGTAAAAAAGGTGATTGGGTAATCATCGCAAGATACGCAGGATCTCGAATTAAAATCGAGGGTGGCGAATTAAGAATTTTAAATGATGATGAAATTTTAGGGACAGTCGAAAGCCCTGAAGATATTTTAGGAGTATACACATGAACGAAGTAGATAGACAAGTAGCAGAACTCCAAGCTCAATCTGGAGAAAAGAAAAAACAAGAATACTCTGTTGAGGTTGAAAGCGAAGATGTAGCTGCACCAACAGAGGAAACTGAAATTGAGGTTCCTCAAAAAGAAAGCACTTTTGAAACAGAAGTTGTTGAAGATAACACACCAGAAGTTGAAGAAAAACCAAAACAAGAAGAGGTTTCAACTGAGGAAGAGAAACCTAAAGAAGAAACAAAACAAAAATATAGTAAGTCAGTTCAAAAAAGATTTGATGAATATGCTTATCAATTAGGTGAATCTAGAAGACGAGAAGAAGAGGCAATAAAAATTGCTCAAGCTATCAAGTCCGAAAGAGATAAAATTCAAGAAGAACTTTCTAAATTAAATACCGGGTACGTAGGTGCCGAAGGCGGACGTATTGAAAGTTCAATGGAAGCCGCAAAAGCTAAATTAAAAAAAGCTATGGATGATCAAGATAGTGATGCCATGGCTGCGGCACAACTTGAAATAGGTAAATTAGGTTCAGATCAAGCTAGATACGAACAACTAAAAAGCCAACAAGAAGCTTTGGCTAACGCTCCAAAACAACAAAAAGAAGTAGAAATACCTAAGGTTCAAAACCAAGAACCTGTAAAGGACCCAAAAGCAGAAGCGTGGGCTACTGATAATGAATGGTTTGGTAGAGATAAGGTCATGACTAATGTGGCATATGCTATCCATGAAGATTTAGTCAATCAAGGGGTTGATCCAAGAACGGATTACTACTATACTGAGATTGATAAACGTATGAGGGACAACCTCCCGCATAAGTTCAAACAAGATTCTTCAGTCGAAGAACCCGCAACGCAACAGCCCGTCCAGACTGTTGCAGGCGCAAATCGAAACAGAGGCACAGGACGCAACGTAGTTAAGTTGTCAAGTTCAGAAGCGGCTATCGCAAAACGACTTGGTCTTTCCAACGAGCAATATGCGTCGGAAAAACTAAAGTTACAGAGGAGGTAACATTATGGTAAATAAAACACCGAGATCTGCATCCACAAGGGATAAAGTAGCACGAACTAAACACTGGCAGCAACCTAGCTCGCTTGATACACCAACACCACCTGATGGTTATAAATTCAGATGGATTAGGGAATCAGTAAGAGGATATGAAGACAACAAAAATGTTGTCGGTCGAATCAGACAAGGATATGAACTTGTCAGAGCAGATGAATATCCAGACTTTGATTTTCCTAGCGAATCAGAAGGAAAACATAAAGGTATAGTTGCGGTGGGCGGATTATTACTGGCAAAGGTGCCATTAGAGATTGCAGCGGAGAGAGATGAATTTTACTCCGATCAAACCAAACGTCAGCAGGAAGCTGTTGATAACGATCTTCTAAAGGAACAACATCCTTCAATGCCAATTAATAAACCCGAGCGACAAACTAAAGTTACGTTCGGTGGCTCGAAGAAAAGTGAATAATTTTTAATCGACCTAGACGTAACACTTACTAATAACATACATACTAAGGAGTATTACAATGGCAAATCAAGACGCCCCTTTCGGTTTTAGAGCTGTAAGAATGCAGGGTTCAGCACCATCTTCAAATGGTCAGACTCAGTATTTAATCGCTAACGGCTACAACACCGCTATATTTCAGGGTGATCCAGTCGAGATGGTTGCTGGTGGTTCTCTCAATGTGGCTAACGGTGCCGCTGATGTGATGGTAGGTGTTTTAAATGGTGTAGAATTTATTGATACTACAACAAGAAAACCCACTTTCAGAAACTTTCACGCAGCAGACACAAC